CGGGTATCGACACCCGACTGAGCATCCGATAGAGGCTAAGAAAGACGTACCCGGCACCCACGCTCAGGGCATCGCGGCGGATATAAAAATAACAAACGCCGTGTTTCGCCTTAAGATTGTAAAAGAGGCTCTTCGTCTAGGCTTCACAGGCATCGGTATTGCTGATGACTTTGTACATGTGGATACACGCGGCACAACACCCGTTATGTGGACGTATTAGTGGATCTTAATATAGAATTACTGCCGTGGCAACAAGATGTCTGGGCAGACAAAACAAGATTTAAAATAGTAGCTGCTGGGCGACGTACAGGTAAGTCTAGGTTAGCAGCATGGATGTTAATAGTTAACGCACTACAGGCGGACAGAGGCCATGTATTTTACGTCGCACCTACTCAGGGACAAGCCAGAGACATCATGTGGACCACCCTTCTCGATCTCGGGCATGAAGTTATCAGTGGTAGTCATGTTAATAATCTTCAAATTAAGCTTGTTAATGGAGCCACTATCAGTCTCAAGGGAGCCGATAGACCAGAAACCATGCGAGGTGTCAGCCTCAAGTTCTTAGTAATGGACGAGTACGCTGACATGAAGCCTGAGGTATTTGAGCAGATCCTGAGACCTGCACTTGCGGATCAAAAGGGTTCTGCGATGTTCATAGGAACACCTATGGGTCGCAACCATTTTTATGAGTTGTACAAATATGCGGAGTTAGATGATGATCCGACGTACAAAGCTTGGCACTTTACTTCTTACGACAATCCATTATTGGACCCGGATGAAATTGATATTGCTAAAAGGTCTATGTCTTCTTATGCGTTTCGCCAAGAGTTTATGGCGTCGTTTGAAGCACGTGGGTCAGAAATGTTTAGAGAGGACTGGGTCTCTTTTAGCGAAGACAAACCTGAAATAGGAGATTACTACATTGCCGTTGACTTGGCGGGCTTTGAGGAAGTCAACAAGAAGAAGACTAAAAATTCCAAGCTTGACGACACAGCGATCGCCGTGGTTAAGGTCAATGAGCATGGTTGGTATGTTGACAATATTATATACGGTCGATGGTCACTTGACGAGACAGCACTTAAAATATTTCAGGCCGTTAGAGATTACCGTCCCGTATCGGTTGGAATCGAAAGAGGTATTGCTAAACAAGCAGTAATGTCTCCTTTGACGGACATGCAAAAACGCTACGGTATGTTCTTTAGAGTAGAAGAGTTGACCCACGGCAACAAGAAAAAAACAGATCGTATTATGTGGGCGTTGCAAGGACGATTTGAAAACGGATATATAACGCTAAACAAAGGAGAGTGGAACAGTAGGTTTCTTGACCAGTTGTTTCAGTTTCCAGACCCATTAACCCACGATGACTTGGTTGACGCTTTGGCGTACATCGACCAGTTAGCAAATGTGGCTTACGACTACGATTATGAGATCGAAGACCACGAAATCTTAGACGTAGTAGCAGGATACTAATATGAGTGATTTATACGAAAACGAGCCTCTGATGATCCAAGAAGCCCTAGAAGACTGGGTTATTAACAAATGTGAAGATTGGAGGGATTATTACGAAAGCAATTATGAAAACAGATTTGAAGAGTATTATAGACTATGGCGTGGCATCTGGGATCCTGCTGACAGCCAGCGTGGGTCTGAGCGTTCCCGTATTATTTCTCCTGCACTTCAACAGGCAGTTGAGTCTAATGTAGCAGAACTAGAAGAGGCTACGTTTGGACGTGGCAAGTGGTTTGACGTAAGCGACAACCTTGGTGATACCAATAAGCAAGACGTACAGTTTCTTAGAAATAAACTAACAGAAGACTTTGAAGACTGCATGATCCGTAAGTCTGTTGCTGAATGTCTTATTAACGCTGCAGTGTTTGGTACAGGCATTGGTGAAATCGTCATTGAAGAAATGAAAGAGATGGCCCCTGCTACTCAACCCATTATGGGCGGTGATTTGCAAGCAGTAGGAGTAAACATTACAGACCGTGTCAAGGTAAAACTTAAGCCTGTACTGCCCCAGAACTTTTTGATTGAACCTGTAGCTACGTCTATAGAAGATGCTATGGGTGTAGCTATTGACGAGTTTGTTAGCCGACATCAAGTAGAATTATTACAAGAACAAGGTGTATATCGTGATGTATTTGTTGGTCCTGCTGCACCAGACACCGACCTAGAGCCTGACCAAGACCTAACTATTTACAACGACGATAAGGTACGTTTGACTAAGTACTACGGTTTAGTGCCACGAGAGCTTCTAGATGCTGCTACAAGCGACGAAGACGAAGAAATGCTAGTAGATGATGAGTCTGATTCTCGTTACGTAGAGGCCGTTGTAGTGATCGCTAACGGCGGTATTCTTCTTAAAGCTGAAGCCAATCCTTATATGATGATGGATCGTCCTGTTGTTGCTTTTCCTTGGGACGTAGTACCCGGCAGGTTCTGGGGTCGTGGAGTTTGCGAAAAAGGCTACAACAGTCAAAAGGCTTTGGATACAGAGTTACGTGCTAGAATTGACGCACTTAGTTTAACTATCCACCCAATGATGGCTATTGACGCAACTCGTTTACCGCGTGGTGCTAAACCTGAAGTACGTCCCGGTAAGATAATCCTAACCAGTGGAGACCCCCGTGAAGTACTTCAACCGTTTAACTTTGGTCAAGTTAATCAAATCACTTTTGCTCAAGCAGGAGCACTGCAGCAAATGGTACAGCAGGCAACAGGAGCCGTTGACTCAGCAGGAATTGCAGGTCAAGTTAATGGCGAGAGTACTGCCGCTGGTATTAGTATGTCTCTTGGCGCTATTATTAAACGCCACAAGCGTACACTGATTAACTTCCAGCAGTCATTCCTGATTCCTTTTGTCAAGAAAGCAGCCTATCGGTATATGCAGTTTGACCCAGAAAACTATCCTGTAGCTGACTATAAGTTTAACGCAAGCAGTACTCTAGGTATTATCGCTAGGGAGTACGAAGTTACTCAGCTTGTACAGTTACTACAGACTATGGGTAAAGATTCACCGCTGTATAATACGCTTATTCAGTCTGTTGTAGATAACATGAATTTGTCTAACCGTGAAGAACTTCTTGCAGCATTGGCTCAAGCTTCACAACCTAACCCACAGCAACAACAAATGCAACAACAAATACAGCAATTACAGATGCAGTTCCAGCAGTCACAAACTCAGGCACTGTCTGCTCAGGCACAAGAGTCACAAGCACGAGCAGCTAAATTAGCAGCAGAGGCTCAAGCAGTGCCGCAAGAACTAGAAATTGACAAGATTAACGCTATCACCCGAAACCTTCGTGAAGGCGACCAAGAAGATAAAGAGTTTGAGCGACGTATGAAAGTTGCTGATACTCTTCTTAAAGAAAAGCAAATAGAAGGTAAAACTAATGCTAATAACGCAAAAAGAGATGCAGCTCCTGCTAGACCAGATCAACAACAAGTTCAGCGACCAGTTCAGCCGATTGGACCAGCTGGAAGCCAAGGTGGAGGAACTCAGTAATGCCAGCAAAGAAGGATCCAAGACTAGCACGAGCAGGGGTAAGCGGGTTCAACAAACCAAAGCGGACGCCTAATCATCCAACCAAGTCTCATGTAGTTGTTGCTAAAGAAGGTGACAAAGTTAAGACTATTAGGTATGGACAACAAGGAGTTAGCGGTGCAGGTAAAAACCCTACAACTGCTAAAGAAAAAGCACGACGTAAATCTTTTAAAGCTCGTCATGCAAAAAACATAGCTAAAGGCAAAATGTCTGCAGCTTACTGGGCAAACAAATCAAAATGGTAAGGAGATTACTATGCCAGCAGGAAAAGGAACATACGGTAGTAAAGTAGGTCGTCCACCTAAAAAGAAGGCAGCGACTAAAGCAAAAAAGCCCGTAAAGCGAATCACTCAAGAAGAAGTGGAAGCTCGTATTAAGGCAGCAAACAAAAAAGCTAACAACATGACGCCTAGTCCTGCTATGCAAAAAAAGATGGCAGAACAAATGCGTACCAAGAAAATGGACGCTAAGATGAAAGCTGCTGCTAAAAAGGCTGGCGTACCTATGAGAAAGAAAAATGCCAAAAGCAAAAAGTAAAAAAGCTAACGACGCTTGTGCGCGTAAGGTTAAGTCTAGATACAAAGTCTGGCCTTCCGCGTACGCTTCTGGTGCAGTAGCCAAATGCCGAAAGGTAGGAGCTAAAAACTGGGGTAATAAAAGTGGCCGTAAGAAAAAGTAAAAAGGGTGCTGCCCTTAAAAAGTGGTTTAAAGAAGAGTGGGTAGACGTTAAGACAGGTAAACCCTGTGGACGTAAATCTGCAAAGGGCGACAGCAAACGTCCTTATCCTTCTTGTCGGCCTAAAGCCGTTGCCGCTAAAATGACTAAAGGTGAAAAGGCTTCATCTGCACGTCGTAAAACAGGGCCAGCTAAAATTAAACACGCCGTTACTGCATCAGGACGTAGAAGAAAAACTTCTAAAAAGTCTTGACAAATGCATAAAAGTATGGTATAATATAACTATATAATATAATAACAGAGGAAATCATGACTCCCGAGCTTGAAACTTACTTCAACAACTACAACGAACTCTTCAACCACGAAGGTTTCAAACAACTCGTACAAGAGCTTTCCAACAACGCAACGCAGTTAGCAGACATTCAAACAGTTAAAGATCAGGAAGATTTGTACTTCCGTAAAGGTCAAGTAGCTGCTTTTGCAACTGTTATTAATCTACAGGCGACGATCGAAGCTGCTCGTGATCAAGCCGAAGCAGAAGAACAAGAACCAGTAGATGTATAAGATATATGACTTCCGTTGTACTAACGGACACGTCTTTGAAGAAATGGTAGAGAGTAACGTCACAACCAGTAGGTGCGGTTGCGGCGCGAATGCTACACGTATGGTATCTGCCCCGTCCTTTCACTTAAATGGCGCTGATGGTTCATTCCCCGGCGCTCATATGAAGTGGGTCAAAGAGCACGAAAAAGCAGGTAATAAACAATAACATCTCCATAATGATAACGATCACGGAGCTTAATTATGTCTAGAGCAACGATTCTAGATCCCCGTCCTGAAGAGGAAAACGCGGATCAAATCGAACAAAACG